TATTAGCTTCATTAAAATCAGTAATTTCACCAAATCTCCTTTTGTACCACGTATCATTTATCCCTAACAGTCCTTCCAGAAGGATTTTACTAATCTTCTTAAGGCAATAAATTTTGATAAGCAATTAAAAAAGGAACCCTGCTTCCTTCAACTCCTTCAATTTTGGAAGTCATAATAGTAGTATAGTCATTTTCAAAAGTGAAAGTAAATAATGTTCCATCAATATATTCTTTATACCCTCCAATATATTCTATATTTTTAGTTGCTGGAGATATTACAGCTATTGATGGATATAAATTATAATATTGACTACATATCACCAATATGCCATTTGCTTTTATTCTTTTTGATTCACCTTTATGTAACGAAAATGATTCACTAGTAAAACCATTGATAATCTTATTTATCTCTAACAGTCCTTCCAGAAGGATTTGTATCAATGACTTTTGTATTACAATATTATTTTAAATGTTTGTTGGTCTATATATCGTTTATTCTGTTCTTTTTTTCATATAATGATTCTTTTTTAAATATTTGTTATAGCTTTGCTATGACAATTAATAATGTTTTTTCATTTATTAATTTTTGAATACCGTGAGGTATTTTAATTAATAAAAAGATTTGTGTATGGAATTGGGCAGGATTGGCGAATCCTGCCTTTTTGATACCGTACGTCAACTACATAATAATTTGGGCAAAACAAAATTTATATATAACTTTGTAGCATCTATATTGAATTAAACATTATTCTAAATCACTAAAAGAGTTTGCTGATAAAAATGTCTAGATGCTATCGTTCGTGATGAATAATGGCATCTTTTTTACAAATGTTTTTTTCACAGACCATTTTTTTATAGATATTATACATCTTTACTTGCGAAAGTGGGGGTGTATTTTTTATTGGCTAAATTTTGCAGCTTGGAACAGAGGATGCATCTTTGCGGAAAAATGGATAAAATCAGATACCGTCTTGTATATAACCGCCAGAACACACTTAACAGGCAGGGCACGGCTCTTGTACAGGTTGAAGCCTATTTGAACCAAAGGAAAATCTACTTGAAGACAAACGTGTACCTCAAACCGGAGTGCTGGAGCCGTGAGGGGGCACAAGTCATTAACCATCCCCAGTCTAACGAACTCAACACAATGCTCTATGAATACATCCTGTATCTGCAAGGCATAGAGTTGGGGTATTGGAAGCGCGGAATACCTGCCACACTCTCACTACTGAAGGATGCTGTCAAGAAGAAAAGTACGGTGAATGTCAGCTTCTCCACTTTTGCCAAATCAGCCATTGACAATTCGGACAAGAAGCAGTCCACCAAGGACAACCTGCACTCGACACTGGCGGTCCTGCATGATTTCCGTTCCGGATTGGACTTCAAGGATCTTACCTATACATTCCTTCGTGATTTTGAGCAATACTTAAGAGAAAAGGGCAATGCGGTCAATACGATAGCCAAGCACATGAGACAGCTCCGTACCTTGGTCAATGAAGCAATCAACCAGGGATATATGCACGCAGATGCTTATCCGTTCAGAAAGTACAAAATCAAACAGGAGAAAGGCAGACATGAGTTTCTTACCCCGGACGAGCTGAAGAAGCTGGAAACGGTCAAGGTGGAAGAGGAGTCCATGCGTCATGTGCTCGATGCCTTCCTGTTCTGTTGTTATACTGGATTGCGCTATTCTGACTTCTGCCAGCTATCTCCGGCCAACTTTATCAAGGTAAACGGTAAGCGTTGGTTACACTTCACGTCCGTTAAGACAGGGGTGGAAATCCGTCTGCCGTTGCATCTGCTGTTTGAAAGCAGGGCATTGGGCATTCTTGACCGCTATCCGGATATCGGAAGTTTTGCCGCTTTGCCTTGTAACTCGGAAGTGAATAAGCAGCTTCGAAAGCTGGCCGAGTTATGTGGTATCAAAAAGCGGATAACCTACCATGTGAGCCGTCATACCTGTGCCACCCTGCTGGTTCATCAGGGAGTTGCGATTACAACAGTCCAGAAGCTGCTCGGACATACTTCCGTAAAGACCACACAGATTTATTCGGAGGTACTTTCCAGCACCATTGTGCGTGACTTGAAAAATGTTCAAAGGAAAAGGAAAAAAGTAAAGATGTTTCCCGATAAAGGCTTGAGAACATCTGATTTTATAGACAACCGGTAGATTTCATGAATCCTATTTGTTTTCTATTAATATTGTGACTCTTTAAATTCTTCGGATAATCGAAATATTGCTCCTGATTATTTTTTTCAATATGGATTGAATATGGAATAGTTTTCACTATCTTTGCAGTGTAACCAGGAGCTTGATGGCAATAAATATTGTCATCGGGCTCTTTTTTTATTGTCATATCGTGGCAATGGATTTAAGTAATTCTGCAACAATGACGTAAGTAAATAGACATATCTTTGAAGTAGTATTATAATCAGATAAACAATAGACAGAATGGAATTAAACGACTGGTTGGCTATAATCGGGGCTTTCGGAGGATTGGAGGCTGTCCGTTGGGGTGTCACGTTCTGGGTGAACCGCAAGACGAACGCACGGAAAGAGGATGCGTCCGCCGATTCAATGGAGGATGAGAACGAGCGCAAGCAGGTTGACTGGCTGGAAGAACGTATCGCCCAGCGTGACGCCAAGATTGATGCGTTATACGTTGAGCTTCGTAATGAACAGTCTGATAAGCTGGCATGGATTCATAAGTGCCACGAGCTGGAACTGCAATTGAAAGATGCCGAACATAACCGTTGTGACAGGCCCGACAGCGAATGCGGCCGTCGTATTCCACCACGCAGGGCTACATTAATTAAAGATAAGGAGGAAAAGAAATGAAGTTTTTTACGATTGCGGAACTCTGCAAGTCAACAACTGCTGACCGCTTGGGTATCAATAACAGATGCAGACAGGAGCATGTGACTGCTCTGACTGCCTTGGTGGATAATGTGCTTGATCCGTTACGCACATGGTGGGGAAAGCCAATAACAGTAAACAGTGGCTATCGCTGTCTGGAACTTAATGCAGCTGTCAAGGGAAGCAAGACCTCGCAGCACATGAAGGGGGAAGCTGCTGATATTGACACTGGGGACAGACAGCAAAACAAGCTGTTATTTGAATATATCCGCAAGAACCTGCCCTATGATCAATTGATTGACGAGTCTAACTTCGCTTGGGTGCACGTCAGTTATCGGGCTGACGGGGATAACAGGATGCAAGTTCTTAAGTTGTAGACTATGTTGGTTAGAGTTATGAACTGGGTAAGCCGGCATATATTGCTGGCTCCTTTCATGTGTTTGTTCCTGTTGTTCGGATCATGTGGCAGCTCGCATAAGGCTGTCAAGTCCGATGTAGAAGTAATCAGCAAAGATAGCGCCAATGAATCAGTCAACATCATACATGGGTCTGCTACTTCTTTAAGAGAGCTGATAACCACTAATGGCAACTATGTAATTGATTTCTGTATCTATGATACCCGAAAACCGCCCGATAGCCTGACCGGGAAACCTCCGTTATTGGCAGACGGTCATGTGGAAGGTGATTTCAGCAAGAATAAAAGGAAGGAAACTGCAATCAAAGACAGTACGGAAGTGAAAGCTGACAAGGAAACCACTTCCACCAAACATGAAGAAACCAAGACTGAAGGGGTAAAGGATAAAAAAGAATCCACTTTGCTTAAACAAATCGGTTTTGCCTGTGTTTGTGTAACCGTTTTGATTGTCGTTATGCTGATAGTAAAGCATTGGCGCAATAGACAATCTTCATCATAAGACTTTAAATTTATAAATTGGACTGCCCCAGCTCGTGATGAGTCGGGGCTATTTTTGTTATCTTTGCCGGAACTAACATTAACTTATGTATTATGGCTGAAAAAAAAGAATCTTATTCCGAGGAGGAATTGAATGAAATGATCGTATGGTTCAATAACCATGCTGATGAACTTCCCAAAGAAATGCAGATTAACAAATCCGCTTTCACACCGGATTTGAAACTTACTGTTGAATCCTGTATCATGCAAGCCAAGCAATGTCTGGGCAACTATAAGATGGCCGGAGCTTTTAGATTACTTCAACAAATCAAAGCGAAGATTGAGGATAATAAATAAAATCTCATATTTTACTTTTTTTAGAATATCAAGCGGCCCAGCGACGGGTAACCGCTTGATATCTGCTTACTAAAAATCTCCTTGATAATTTTTTATAAGATCATTGGCTTCCTGTATATCATGAGGCGTGTAAATATCTGTCATCAATATACTGCTGTGACGAGCTTGGTCACGTACGCTTAACACATCATAATGTCGTAACATATTCGTTATACCTGTATCTTTTAAGGAATAAAACTTATATTGGGCGGAAAGCTTTAAATCTTTTCTGAGATGATGTGCCCACCAGTCCCGGAACATTTTTTCAGATCTTTTTGTTTTACCGGGACGAAACCCGTCAGAGAATAAATAATAATCACCGGGATTGTTGAAAATGTGCAGGTCCAACATGAGATGTATGACTTTTGATGGTAATGTAATAGTGCCATCTTTGCGATTTTTTGATATATTGTCTGATACGAATATTGTTTGCTTTTTCAAACTTATATCGTTTAATCTCAATCCTACCATTTCCGCCGGTCGGATAAAACAATAGTATAGAATATAGCTTGCCAGCAACATATAGGGGTTATGGTTCTTTAAGTAGTCGCTCACTTTTGCAAGTGTTTCCGGTGGCAGGATGTTGCGTAGCTTTTTTTTCCCTTTTCTTCCCAGACTACTGATCCCGGCTGTTGGATTCTGTGTTAAATAGTTATGGTTCAGACAGAAGGTGGAAAAAGACTTCAAAAAGCCGAGATAGTTATCGCGCGTAAATGCAGTGTTATCCCTAGTTATATACACTTCGTCAAGCAGCATAACACAAAAATCCTTATCAAATTGGTAAATGTAGGTGATAGGGACCTTTTTCTCTTCATTGAAGATTTCCATATTACGAAGGTAGGAGCTATAAGATTTGATCGTTTCTTGTCGGTATCTCCCGTCCCTTTGCATTTTGGCGAGAAAAGTGCGGTATTTGTCTATTACATCTTTGAACAGTAGAAAGGCGTTGCCGCATTCTTGCTCAATCCAAGGATTCCATCCTGTTGCGAGTTTTTCTGATAGTCTGTTGATGCATCCTTTGGCGTATGCCCTTCTTTCCTTAACGGATTTGATGAAGTTCAGTTTGATCTTTTTCCGTTTCATCACTCCGTCAACAGGATTGAATGCGTAAAAGTCAATGTACCAATCTTTACCCGTATGTAATATAGGTGGTGTGTAACTCTTAATTTCTTGGATTTTGGACATTTTTTTTTATTTGTTTTTGCTAACAGCAGAAACAAATGGTTAATAATTCCCGTCCCGATTTCGTCCCGGCGGATTTGCTTAAAATGAGATAAGCCACTGACTTTCAGTGGCTTATCCTTTACAGTGTCGGAATGAGGCGACTCGAACGCCCGACCCCTACGTCCCGAACGTAGTGCGCTACCAACTGCGCTACATTCCGTTTCTGTTTTGCGAGTGCAAAGGTAAGGCATTTTTTTGAAATCAAAAAGAATTTCACAGAAAATTTGTAGAAAATTTGTAGAATCAAAAAATATGTCTACCTTTGCAACCACAAACGAGAAGCTAAGGTTTTTTATTGAATGTGCTGAGAAGTAAGTTCCTATGTGCTTAACCACTGACTTGGTGCCATAGCTCAGTTGGTAGAGCAAAGGACTGAAAATCCTTGTGTCCCCGGTTCGATTCCTGGTGGCACCACCAAAGAAAGTACATAACTTTACTTAAAAGCGCATTAGGCAGGTAATTACATATGTAATTACCTGCTTTCTTTTATATCTTTCCTATCAGTATTTTTAGATATTTGTCAGTTTGGCTTATATTTAAAGTTCAACTAATTCCCGGATTATGATGGCCGCTATCCTGCCTGCCGAAAAATTCCGGGATAGTATATGGTGGGGTAAGAGTTTTTCGTTATCTTTGCTCTCTACATGATAAAACTGATTTTATTTTCCTGTTAACCATTAGGATCATAAGATATACCTTCTTGATGATTTCTTTAAGTAAAAAATGAGAATTAATGAATATGAGAAATTTGTTTTTGACTTTAGCTTTTGGTCTATGTTCCGGCATATTCGCCCAAAATACGACAGTTTTTGAATCTCCTATTATGGGGTGGAGCTCATGGAATACCTATCGGGTTCATATCAATGACACCTTAATAATAAGACAAGCGGATGCTATGGTGCAGAAAGGGTTGAAAGAAGTGGGCTATTCCTATGTGAATGTAGATGACGGTTTTTTTGGATGGCGGGATGAAAGAGGAGTGATGCAAACACATCCCGAACGTTTTCCGAACGGATTGAAGGGGGTGGCTGATCATATTCATTCTTTAGGATTAAAAGCCGGCATTTATTCGGATGCGGGAAGCAATACTTGTGGTTCTATCTGGGATAAAGATATGAACGGAATAGGTTCCGGTTTGTATGGACATGAATTTCAGGATGCCACGTTGTATTTTAAAGAGTGGGGATTTGATTTTATCAAAATTGATTATTGCGGAGCCGGTCAGGAATTGAATTTGGAAGAGGAAAAGCGATATACAGAGATTCGTCAGGCTATAGATAATCTGGGTTGCGGACATGTTTCTATTAATATCTGTCGATGGGCTTTCCCGGGTACTTGGGCTAGAAACATTGCTCGTTCATGGCGAATCAGTGCGGATATCCGTCCGGAGTGGGGATCAGTAAAGTATATTATCAATAAAAATCTTTATCTGTCTGCCTATGCGGGAGAAGGTCATTATAATGATATGGATATGTTGGAAATAGGCCGGGGGCTAAAGCCTGAAGAGGAAGAGGTGCATTTTGGAATGTGGTGCATCATGAGTTCACCTTTGTTGATAGGATGTGATCTGACAACCATTCCGGAGGCGTCATTAAAACTGTTGAAAAATAAAGAACTGATAGCTTTGAACCAAGACCCTTTAGGATTACAGGCATACGTAGTTCAGCATGAAAATGAAGGGTATGTGTTGGTGAAAGATATAGAACGGAAGCGTGGTAATGTACGTGCGGTTGCTTTATACAATCCTTCGGACACGATTTGTAACTTTACAGTTCCGATGAATATTTTGGAATTAGGAGGAAAAGTTAAGGTACGAGACCTGATGAAACAGCAGGATTTACCGGAGATAAAAGGGGGTGTTCTGAATCGGGAATTGCCTCCCCATAGTGTGCTGATTTTACGTATGGAGTCCGAAAAGAGGTTGGAACCGACTGTTTATGAAGCGGAATGGGCTTATCTGCCTTGTTTCAATGATTTGGGAAAGACTCCGAAAAGCATCGTATATGTTCCGTTACATGAAGCATCCGGAGGCATGAAGGTAAGCTATCTGGGAGGGCGAAAAGAGAATTTTGCAGAATGGAAAGAGGTGTACAGTGAGCAAGGCGGTAAATACGAAATGACTATCCGCTATGTGCCTAAAGCAGACCGTAAGCTGGAAGTCTGTGTGAATAATGAAAAAAGGATTCTTCTTGATTCGCTGTCGGCGGATGAAACTCAAAAAATAGCTTCGATTACTGTTCCGGTGCATTTGAAAGCAGGGTATAATAAGGTACGTATGGGAAGTTCATTTTGCTGGGCTCCGGATATTGACTGTTTTACTTTGACAAAAGTAAGTGAGTAAGCTGAGAAGATCTATCCTCTTGAAGTACTACTTTGATAAAGAGTAAGAATATGAGTGTAACAGATGTCACCCGTGAGGAATTGTGGGCAAAGCAACATTTGTCTTGCAAAAACATAGATTATGCAGTATGGGAACGGGATAAATCCATGCTCCGGAAGTTATCTAGAATCAATGGCGGCTGTTCTTTCGTGGTGGATGTATATAAAGGATGTTATGCGTATGCTTCTACGGGTTTTGTCGATTGGTTGGGGTATGACAGGCACAAGATAGAAACATTGGAAAAACAGGGTGATTATCTGGAGTCGCGTATTCATCCGCATGATCGTTCCCTATTGGAAGACTTGCAAGTCAGGCTGGGGAAGTTCATTTATAACCAGCCTTTGGAACATCGGAATGACTATTGTAATGTATATAGTTTTCGTATACTCAATGCTCGTGGTAACTATGTGCGTGTAACAAGCAGGCATCAAGTTTTGGAACAGAGCCATGACGGAAAAGCATGGCTCATTATAGGGAATATGAGTATGGCCCCCGGTCAGAAAGAATCAGAACAGGTGGAATGTACTGTTCTGAATCTGAGAAATGGAGAAATGTTTTCACCCGGTGTGGTGATAATGAATCCGGTTGTCAGTCTTACCGGACGTGAAATGGAGATATTACGCCTCATCCAACGAGGATTCTTAAGCAAAGAAATTGCCGATAAATTATGTATCAGTATTCATACCGTCCATATTCACCGGCAAAATCTGTTGCGTAAGCTGGGAGTATACAACTCTTTGGAGGCGATACGCCTGGGACAGGAGTCGGGGCTGTTAAGCTGATTGCCCGATTTCATCGGGTTAAGGCATCCATTCCACTACTCCCGTAATAGGATGCTGCTTTCTCCATTCCTTAAATCCGCTATAATCCCGTACCCCATCTCGGAGGACTGCCTGATAATATTCCACTCCGATAATCTTCTCGGTTTCCGGTGTCTCATATTTTAACCTTAGAATAGTTTCCCGTATTTCATCGGTCATAATTTCCGAAATGCGTTGGGCTACCTTTTCAAAATAACCGTCATAACGTGAACCTTCCCGGATGTGAATCATATCCATCTGCCAAAGTTCGTTTTCTTCATTCTGATACCATGCATGCCATTCAATACAGGCTTCAGAGGTATGCAGTAGATTGGCACATTCTATTCTTTTGATAGACGGATTCTCTGCTAGTCTGGCCATTGCCAGAAAACTGTCCGCTAGGTTCAAGGGTGATGAATAAATATGGAAATCAATGTCCCTATGTTTCATCAGTAACCCTGTTCTGAGTGAACCTACCAGATTAATTTTTGCACCGGCATCTTCCCATATCTGGATGATGTTCGTGTTTTTGATAACTTGCCAGGCTTTCTCCTGATTCTGTTTGGCAATGTCGAAAATATTCATACGCTATCTTTTATGGTGAGTTTGCAAAAGTAGAGAAAAGCTTTCAAACTGAAGATAGTTATAAATAATGCGAATCAGTAGTTGATTTCTGATTCTTGTTTTAAAAAATTAGATAAATGAGTGCGATGGCAATTTTTCCCATCGTATGTACTAAAAG